CCCATCTGGGCTCCCCCCCCTGAGTCTCGCGCGGGGACCCAGCAGATTTGTCACGCACCGTAACGGAGGGCCGTGTGGCGAAACGAGCCGGGCCGGTCACCCTGGCAGTGCGGCGTGATCTGCGGCGTTTGCCACCGGCCGATCGCGCTTGCGCGCTGGCCGCGTCGGCGCTGGCGCTGGCCAGGTTGCTCGACGAGGCCGGCACTGACGGCGACGTTGGCACGGACAAGCGGCTGGGCGCGTCGGCGCAGGCGGCGCGGGAGCTGCGGGTGACGATGACGGAGCTGCTGAAGGCGGCGCCGAAGGCGAGGAGCGCGATCGATGACCTCCGGGCCCGGCGTGCCGCCCGTTCCGCTGGGTGAGCAGCGCCCGCGGTTGTGCTCGCTGCCGCCGGCGGACGACTGGTCGCAGGGCGAGGACGCGATCGAGCTGGCCGCGCAGGCGGGGCTGGTGCTGGATGACTGGCAGCGGTACGTGCTGCGGCAGGCGCTGGCGACGCGCGGTGACCGTCACGCGGCGTTCGAGGCGGGGCTGATCGTCAGCCGGCAGAACGGTAAGGGCTCCGTGATTGAGGCGCTGGAGCTGGCGGCGTTGTTCCTGTTCGGCGGGGTGGAGCTGATCCTGCACAGCGCGCACAAGTTTGATACGGCTGCGGATGCTTTCCGGCGGATTCTGGGGCTTATCGAGAACAATCCGGACTTTCACCGGGAAGTGGCGAAGGTGATCCGGTCGCACGGCAGTGAGTCGATTGAGCTGAGGAACGGGCGCCGCCTGCGGTTCATCGCCCGGTCGGCGGGCGCGGGCCGGGGGTTCGCCGCCGATTTGGTGATTCTGGACGAGGCGTTCAACATCTCTGAGGACGCGATGGCGTCGATGCTGCCGACGCTGTCGACCAGGCCGAATCCGCAGGTGTGGTACACCTCGACGGCGGGTGAGCCGACGTCGGTGCAGCTGGGCCGCATCCGGGCGCGCGGCCTGGCCGGCGGGGACGGGTCGCTGGCGTTTTTCGAGTGGTCGGTGGACCCGGATGACTACGATCCGGCGGATCCCCGGGATTGGGCGCGGGCGAATCCGGGGATGGGCATCAGGATTTCGCCGGAGTACATCGGGCTGGAGCGGGCTTCTTTGGACGCGGGGGCGTTTGCGCGGGAGCGGCTGGGGGTGGGGATGTACCCGACGGACTTGGCGGATGCGTGGCAGGTGATCCCGCGGGAGGACTGGGACGCCCTGGCGGACCCGTCGAGCTCGGCGGGTGACCCGGTGGCTTTCGGCGCTGAGGTGACGCTGGTGGCGCCGCACAAGCAGTGGGCGACGATTTCGGCGTGCGGGCTGCGCCCGGATGGCCGGGCGCACGTGGAGGTGGTTGATCACCACCGGGACGTGAACTGGGTGGTGCCGCGGCTTGCAGAGTTGCGGAAGCGGCACCGGCCGTGCGCGATCGTGGTGGACCCGTCGTCGCATGCGGGGGCGCTGATCGAGGGCCTGCTGAAGGCGGGGGTGGAGGTGGCCAGCCCGTTCAGTGCGCGGGATGCGGCGCAGGCGTTCGGGCAGTTCCGTGACGCGGTGGCGTCGAAGGGGCTGCGGCATCTGGGGCAGGAGTCCCTGGACCGGTCGCTGGCGGGGGCGACGTCGCGGCCGTTGTCGGACGCGCTGGCGTGGGACCGGAAGAACCTGGTCGTGGACTTGGGCCCGATCGTGAGCGCGTCGCTGGCGCTGTGGGGGTTCAACAAGTTCGGCCGCGGGCGGCTGGCACCGTATGACCTGCTGAGGAGCGTTGGATGACCGCAGTGCTGGACCGGGTGCCGGTTGATGAGATCACCGAGCAGGCTAAGCAGGTCAAGTTCGGCCGCGCGGTCCTCACCTTGATCGCCGCGGTCCTGTTCGGGCTGGGGTGGGTGACGTCGCGGGCGTTCGCCGTGTTGTGGCTGGCGTTCGCGTGGTCGTGGACGGCGGTGCGGGTGGGGTGGGAGGCCGAGCACGGCCCGTCGCGGGGCCGGCAGATCACGAGCCTGACGGCGGAGCGGGATCACTGGCGCGACGCGGCCAAGCGCCTGGGTGCGTGACGTTGTGGGTGTTCTTGACCGGGTGAACGCGGCGCGGGCGGAGTCGCGGGCGATCGGCGGGGTGCCGTGGCGCCCGTGGGATGACCCGTACGTAAGGTTTGATGTGGGCGGCCCGCTGCACCCGTCGCGTCAGTACAGTGCGGGCGGCATCGACGGCGCGCTGCGGTTGCAGCCGGTGTATTCGTGTGTGCGGGTGCTGGCTGAGGGCGTGGCGCAGTTGCCGTGGGAGCAGTTCCGCGACGCCGGTGACCAGCAGGTGAAGATGCCCCTGGGGCAGTTGCTGTCGAAGCCGTCGGCGTTCCTGAACAAGTTCGACTGGAAGTACCAGTACGTTTCGTCGGCGGCGCTGGACGGGACGGCGTTCGGGCTGATCACCCAAACCGACGGGTATGGATTCCCGACCACTGTCGAATGGCTGCCGCCGGAGCTGATGGCGGTGCAGGACTCTTCCCCGTTCAACCCGGCGAAGACCCGGTTCTACTACGCCGGGAAGACGGTGCCGCGGGAGCAGTTGCTGCTGGTGCGGGCGTTCACGGTCCCCGGGCAGACGCGGGGGGTGTCGGTGATCCGCCACTTCCAGATGCTGATCGAGTCCGGCATGGACGCCCTGGCGTACGGCGCGGGGTGGTACAAGTCCGGCGGTGCGCCGCCGGGGGTGTTCAAGAACGCCGAATATGAGGTGGAGGAAGAGCAGTCGAACGTGATCCGGCGGAAGCTGGTGGCGGTGCAGCGCAACCGGGAGCCGCTGGTGCTGGGCCGGGACTGGGAGTACACGCCGATCGTGGTGCCGCCGGATGAGGCGCAGTTCCTGAATGCGATGCAGATGAACGCGACGCAGATCGCGGCGATCTACGGGGTGCCCGCGCACAAGGTCGGCGGGGCGACGTCCACGGGTGACATGCGGTACTCGAACGTGGAATCGGAGCAGATCGGTTTCATCCAGGATTCCCTGGACCCGTGGCTGGTGCGGCTGGAGGAGGCGCTGGCGGAGTACCTGCCGGCGTCGCAGTACATGCAGTTCAACCGGGACGCCAGGTTGCGGATGACGCCGGAGACGCGGTGGAACGTGTACCGGACGGCGCGGGATGTCGGGGTGATGACGCAGAACGACGTGGCCCGGGCGGAGGGCCTGCCGCTGGTGAGCAGCGCGGTCGGGGATGACCCGTTGCCGTTGCAGGTGCTGGTGGCGATGGCGCGGGGGATCAAGGAGATCCCGAAGTCGTTCGAGAACCTTGTCACCGAAAGCCCGGCGGACACGCTGGCCAGGGAGCAGGCGCTCACCCTGGCGAAGGAGGCGCAGGTGGCGCAGCCGCCGCCGCCGATCTACCCCACGACGCAGGCCCCGGCCGCGAGCAACGGGCAGGCGTCCCCTAACGGTAAGCAGCCGGTAAACCAAGGAAACGGAAACGGGCATGGCTGACAGCAGCAGCAGCAAGAAGCCGTACGGCAACGTCACCTATGCCGACCCCAAGAACGGCAAGTACCCCATCGACACCGAAGAGCACATCCGGGCGGCGTGGGCGTACATCAATATGCCGAAGAACGCCTCGCAGTACCCGATGAACGGTGTCACCCTGTCCGAGGTGAAGGACCGCATCCGGGCCGCGATGAAGAAACTCGGCGCCGACGTGGCCAGTAACGGTGACAGCGGACGGTCGGCCGATAGTGCGGAACGGGAGTGGCTGGTCACGCCTAGTCCCTGTGAGATCAGGTCGGCGGAGGGCGGCCCGCGGATCGGCGGGTATGGTGCCGTGTTCGGCAACCTCAGCAAGAACCTCGGCGGGTTCGTGGAGCGCGTGGACCGGGGGGCGTTTGACCAGTCCCGCGCCGACGGCTGGCCGAATATCGTCTGCCGCTTCAATCACGATCCGAACGAGATACTGGGCACCACGCACGGCCGGACGCTTTCGCTGCGCACCGACAGCGTGGGCCTGGACTACGAGGTGCTGCCGCCGCAGTCGATGCAGCGGGTCGTTGAGTATGTCCAGCGCGGCGACATCAAGAACAGTTCGTTCGCGTTCCGGGTCGCGCCCGGTGGTGACACATGGACGACCACCCGGGAAACGAATTACCCGTTGCGGACCTTGCACGACGTGGAGCTGGTGGACGTGGCGCCCGTACTAGACGCGGCGTATCCCGATGCGACTGCCGGGTTGCGGTCGCTGGCGGCGGCGATGTCCGCGCCGCTGGAGGAGGTCCGGTCGATGGCCGCGGCGGATGAGCTGCGCCGGTTCTTCGCCCGCACGGACCGGCCGTCGTACCAGCCGAAGGTCACCGGCGCGGCG